CTATGATGCTGATAAGATGATTAAAGTATTTAAGGACAGAGATGGTATGACTGAGGACGAAGCCCATGAATATATTCTCTTCAACATTGAGAGCACTTACATAGGAGAGGACACACCTGTATTGGTGTGGCAAAGATATGATGAATGAAGCAAGACAACTAGGTTTATTTGCAGCAGAGATGTCTGCTAAACATGCTGATGTGGTAAATAAAAACTGGACAGCAGATGCTTACAATTTATTTGTAAAGTTTTCTAATGAAAACAACAGGCCGTTTCTTACAGAAGAAGTTAGGGCATATGCTGAAGGACAGGGGCTACCCTCACCTCCTGATGGTAGGGCATGGGGACATGTGGCTAAGTCATGTGATAGAAACAAGGTAATTAAATCTATCGGATACTCGGCAGCAAAGTCTTCCAATGGTTCACCTAAGGTGTTATGGAGGAAGCGATGAGTGATGGGGGAAAGGGACATGCTCAGCGTCCCAAGTCAATAGCTGATGAAGAGTGGGCATCAAGATGGAATGCCATCTTTGGTAAAGACTCATTAGAAGATTACAAACAGTCGGAGAAAGTTAACAATCTCCAACAAAATGATAAGGATAAGGACAATGATCTTCTTAGACATAGAGACAAACCTGAAACATGACACCATATGGTTGTGTGTTACTAAGCACAACACCACTGGTGAGGTGAGGCACTGGCGGGAAGCCGACAGCTTGCAGCAATACTTAGAGGGTGAGCAAGTGGTGGGCCACAACATCATTGGCTTTGACGCACCTGTGCTTAAGAAGGTGTGGGGTGTTGGCATTCCTGACAACACTCTGATGGATACACTGGTGATGTCACGGCTGTACAAACCTGACATTGACATTGTTATTCCTGAGCAGGGCAAAGCCCCTAGTCCACATAGCCTAGAGGCATGGGGCTACCGCTTAGGCAGCTACAAGATAGGCTTCACTGACTTTGATGGTGGTTGGACACAAGAGATGGCTACTTATTGTGAGCAAGATGTTCAACTTTTAGAAAAACTGTATGAGTTTCTGACAAAGACCATGACAAGAGAAGGGTTTTCCCCACAAAGCATACAGCTTGAGCATGAGGTGGCACTGATCTGCCGTGGCATGGAAGACAATGGCTTCATGCTAGACATGGAGAAAGCTATGGTGTTGAACGCCACACTGAGTGGACGCATGTCTGACATTGAAGAGAGCATGCAGCAGGTGTTCCCTCCCATCGTAGAGCAGCGAGTCTCTGAGAAGACAGGCAAGCAGCTTAAGGACAAAGTAACCATCTTCAATCCCGGAAGCAGACAGCAAATTGCTGAGCGATTGGCAGGGCTTGGTGTTGTATTCACAAAGAAGACAGACAAAGGCAACGTGATAGTTGACGAAGCTGTGCTTGAGAAGATTGACCTACCTGAAGCTAAGCTTGTATCTGAATACTTAATGATACAGAAGCGGGTTGCTCAGGTCAGCAGTTGGCTTGAGCTAGTAGGTGATGATGGTAGGGTGCATGGTAGAGTTACTACCAATGGTGCAGTGACAGGCAGAGCTACACACAGTAGCCCTAATATGGCACAGGTTCCTGCAGTGGGCAGTCCATTCGGTGCTGAGTGTAGAGAGATGTGGCGTGTGCCAGTGGGATATAAGCAGGTAGGTGTAGACCTATCAGGCATTGAGCTTCGTTGCTTAGGCCACTACCTGAATGACAAAGAGTGGATGGATGAGCTGCTTAAGGGTGACATCCACTGGTTTAATGCACAGAGCTTTGGCTTAGTTGATAAGGGTACTGTGAAGGATGATAACAATCCTGAGCATAAGAAGGCTAGGAATGTTACCAAGACTCTGACATATGGTGTATTGTATGGAGCAGGGGCAGCTAAAGCGGGTAGCATCGTAGGTGGTAACAGCAGCAAAGGCAAGAAACTTATTGATAGCTTTATTAATAATACTCCCGGCCTTTCTGCCCTGAAGAAGAAGATATCTAGGCTGATGGCTAAGGGTCACTTACCTGCACTAGATGGTAGGCGAGTGTGGGTTAGATCAGAGCATGCAGCATTAAACACTTTGTTGCAAAGTGCAGGTGCTATCGTAGCTAAGCAATGGCTTATTGAATCAACAAAGCTGTTGCAGGAAAAGGGAATAGATGCTAAACTGTTAGCGTTTGTTCATGATGAAACACAGTGGGAAGTTAAGGAAGATCAGGCAGAGGAAGCAGCTAGGCTCATAGAGCAAGCAGCTACCAAAGCAGGAGAAGCTTTAGGTTTCCGGTGTCCAGTAGATGCCGAAGGTAAGGTTGGCAACAACTGGCGTGAGTGCCACTAACGATAGAGGTGGATTTTTATATTGGAGAATATTATGAGTGAAGAAAAGAAAGCGATTAAGTTGAAGGCTGATTTGTTCTGGTGTCAGCACAACAAAGTGAATGACATGTCTGGTAAGTTTCAGTTGAACTTATGCAACTTGTCTGATGCTGCTGTTGAAGCATTGGAAGAGATGGGCATCAGTGTTCAGACTGGTGAAGAGAAGAAGGCTGACATGGGCAGGTACATCACTTGCAAATCAGAGAAGCCTATCCGTGTCTTTGATACGGACAATGATGAGATCACTGAAGCCATTGGTAATGGTAGCAAGGGTAAAGCCTTGGTGTCTTACTACTCTTGGACATACAAGAACAAGAAAGGTGTTAGCCCTTCATTGAAGAAGCTGGTTGTCACTGACTTGGTTGAATATGCTGCAGCAAGTGGCATCAGTGCAGACGATGAGGATGTGCTGTAAATGAAAGCCCTGTTCGATAGCGACATCTTCGCTTATCGAGCAGCATCTGCATGTGAGGACGAAGACGAAGCAACAGCTCAGCGAACACTAGAGCGTTTAATCGTTGATGTCCTCATGTGCGGTGTTGATACCATCTATCCTGATTGCTTCGTGGATAGTTGGAGCATGCACTTAACAGGTAAGAACAACTTCCGATATCAGATAGCTACTACTGTACCCTACAAAGGTAACAGGGTGGACAAGCCTAAGCCAAAGCATCTAGCTTTCCTTAGAAACTATCTAGTAAAAGAATGGGGTGCTTCTATATCTGAAGGTGAAGAAGCTGATGACACCATTGCCATTGAAGCTACAAAGCTTGGTGACAATTGTGTCATTGTGTCTTTAGACAAAGACTTAGATCAGATTGTTGGATGGCATTACAACTTTGTTAAACATCTAGGCTACTACATCAAACCAGAGGAAGCTCTGGTCAAGCTGTATACGCAGATGATTACTGGTGATGCTGCTGATAACATCAAAGGATTGTTCCGTGTTGGTCCAGTGAAAGCAGCCAAGATAATTGGGGACACAACAGATGAACTTGAGCTATACAACAAAGTGTTGGAAGCTTACGAGGGTGATGCTGAGCGTGTGTTAGAAAATGCTCAGCTTCTTTTTCTACGAAGATATGAAGGACAGATATGGACTCCTCCACAAGCTTAAAGCCAAACGACATTGCACTAATCCTTCGTCCTACTATTGTGGATGGGGTGTATCAGAAACACTTTCAAGTGTTAGTCAGTGGCTTTGGTCCACTCACTATCAGTGAAGATGATGTGAATAACCTGATTGGTATGGCTACTATATTGGCAGCAACTGTACAGTATATGGAAGAAGATGAGGAGCTTGCTAATAAGCTTGTTAAGTATTGCGGTAAGATGTTTGGTGATGTTGGTGACTTCTTTTACAACGCAGACCATGACAGCTTTGGTGATGGCAACTTTACCATTGACACCAAGACAGTTGGAGGCATCCAATGAATGTAGATGACACACTGATACAGCGTGGAGTTAGGTATGGCAACTACAAAGAAGATGTCTCTAGGGTTTCACAAGCTTTGAAAGAAGTTGTTAGGTCGGGTGCTGAGTGGAAAGAGATGGATGATGATATGAAGGAAAGCCTTGATCTCATCTGTAACAAAATCTCTCGCATTGTTAATGGTGATCCTTGGTATCATGACTCATGGCATGACATCATTGGCTATGCCAGATTGGTAGAAGAAAGACTGGAACGATTATGATTGCTGTTGACATCCACTTAAAGGTTTTCTTTAAACCTCAAGACCTACCCAATGTCTACCTAAATGAAGAAGTGCTGAGTGAAGCCATCACTGAAAACTTAACTGCTTCGTTGGAACGAATGGATGCACAGGAAGTGCTCTTTTCTTTCATAGATATTGAAGGACTAGAATGAAAGTTAATTCTGTAACCATTAGAGAAGCAAGCAATGGCTTTGTTGTTGAGCATGTAGCTGAATCTGAGTACGACAAGTTCCTCTCTGAGTTTGTTGCTCTAGACATTGACGAAGCACTGGCTATAGCTAGGGATTTATTTGTGCATTACGATGCTGCTGACATGTCGCATTTAGTAGATACACCAATTGGTAGATAATAAAAAAAGGAATGGTGGTGAATGGACTGACGCTAGGTTCAGAAGCTTCGTCACCTCTGCATTGAGAGCAGCGTCTAGGCGTTGGCCTCCTAAGTTCAAGGCTTTGAAAGAAGCTTTCGTTGGTAGGAAGACTAACAAGAAGACTGGCAAGCTGGCAATGCATTACAAATGTGCCAAATGTAAGAAGCACTTTGTTGCTACTGATGTACAGGTAGACCATATCTTTCCAGTAGTAGATCCTAAGGTGGGGTTTGTTAGTTGGGACATGTTCATTGATCGCATTTTCTGTGAGATAGAGAATCTACAGGTGATGTGTAAGCCCTGTCATAAAGTTAAGACAGAAGAAGAGAAACTAGAAAGGAAAAAGAAATGAATGTAATAATGTTAGAAGAACATGAAGATGGCAGTGCCACCTATTCATTTGATTTAACAGTGGAAGAGCGTGACATCCTACTGAGCTTAGGTATAATGACAGCCATCAAGAATGGCATTCAAGAAGGAAAGAAATATGTCAGTAACACTGATCTGGGCTACACCCAATGCGGAACACCTGATAGCGTACATGGCGAGGGTGAGCAACCCAGAGAATCAGGACAACCCTGACACAGCACCTAAGCTGCTGAAGTATTTGATGGACAACAAACACTGGAGTCCATTTGAGATGGTGAATGTGTGCATGGAAATAGAAACCACCCGTGACATTGCCCGTCAAATCCTACGACACCGAAGCTTTAGCTTCCAAGAATTCTCACAACGCTATGCCATTTCCTCACGCTATGAAACCAGTGAGGTGAGGCTACAGGATAACAAGAACAGACAGAACTCTATAGCCGTTCAGGACCGAGAATTGATGGCGGTGTGGGATGAGCTACAGACAGATGTTTTAGTGGCTGCAAAGCGGTCCTATGAGGCTGCATTAAGCCTTGGGATAGCTAAGGAGGTGGCACGAAAGGTGTTACCTGAAGGACTAACCACCAGCAGGATGTACATGAATGGTACATTGAGAAGTTGGATGCACTATGTTGATATCCGTTGTGACAAAGCAACACAGAAAGAACATCGTGATGTAGCAGACCAATGTAAGGTAGTGCTAACAAACTTATTTCCATCCTTGTTTTAGTAGAGCAAGCAGTAGCCATCTGAGGTATAACTACCTTTCCTTTCGGGAGCTTCGGCTCCCATTTTTTCCACCACAGCAGGAGTATTTTTATGGCAAAGTTTAAGGTCAGTATTGACCTGTCTCGGGACGCATTGTTCGATGAACTTGGTATCCAGAGATTGCGAGAGAGTTATATGAAGGATGAAGAAGTTAGTCCTCAAGAAAGATTTGCTTATGTTTCTGAATCGTTTGCTACAAATCAAGAACACGCTCAAAGACTATACAACTATAGCAGCAAGCATTGGCTTAGCTACTCTACACCTATCCTATCTTTTGGTCGCTCTAAGCGTGGCCTCCCTATTAGCTGCTTCCTTAATTACATGGATGATAGTGCAGAAGGTCTGGTCGATAACCTATCAGAAACTAACTGGCTATCCATGTATGGTGGTGGTGTCGGGGTTCATGTTGGTATCCGCAATGGTGACGATAAGTCTACTGGTGTTATGCCCCACCTCAAAATCTACGATGCCAGTTCCTTGGCCTACCGCCAAGGCCGTACAAGAAGGGGTAGCTATGCTGCCTACCTAGACATCCACCATCCTGACATCATCCAGTTCTTGGAGATGCGTAAGCCTACAGGTGATCAGAATGTACGCACACTAAACCTACATCACGGCATAAACATCACTGATGAATTCATGACCATCATTGAGAAGGCCATGAAAGATCCTGACTTTGATGACAGCTTTCAGCTAAAGAATCCTTCCAGTGGTGAAGTGGTAGAGACTGTGTCTGCTAAATATCTGTGGCAGAAAATACTTGACCTGCGTATGCAGACAGGTGAACCATATTTAGTCTTCATTGATACAGCTAACAAGGCTATGCCTAAGTGGTTGAGCGACAAAGGCTTGAAGATTAATGGCAGCAACTTGTGTACAGAAATCTTCCTACCAACTAACGAGAAACGAACAGCAGTGTGCTGCTTGTCTTCCCTCAACTTAGAATACTATGATGACTGGAAAGATGATAAGCAATTCATCTTAGATGTTATGGAAATGCTAGACAATGTCTTGCAATACTTCATTGACAAAGCACCATCAACAATTGCTAGGGCTAAGTACAGTGCAATGATGGAGCGTAGCATTGGTGTTGGTACTCTAGGCTTCCACGCATTCTTACAAAAGAAAGGTGTAGCCATCGATGGAGTGATGGCTAAGAGTTATAACAATGAAATCTTTAAGCACATTCATTCTTCGTGTCTACTTGCTGACTCTATCTTGGAGCAGCAGCGTGGTAGTTGTGTTGATGCTGGTCACGGCAATATTCGTAGAAGGTTTAGTCATCATACTGCTATTGCCCCTAACGCTAGTAGCAGCCTTATCATGGGTAATACTAGCCCTTCGGTCGAGCCTTACAGAGCAAATGTATTTAGGCAGGACACACTCAGCGGAGCATTCGTCTACAAGAATAGGTTCTTAAAGGCACAACTTGCTGCACTGGGTATGGACGATGATGACACATGGGCATCCATCATCAGCAACGAAGGATCTGTACAGCACCTAGACATCTCTGATCAATTGAAGGAAGTGTTTAAGACTGCTATGGAGATTGATCAGCGTTGGTTGGTTGAGCTTGCATCAGACAGACAGAAATACATTGACCAAGGACAGAGCATTAACCTGTTCTTCCCTGCTAATGTATCCATTAAATACTTACATGCCATTCACTTCCTTGCTTGGAAGAGTGGGCTTAAAAGCTTATACTATCTTCGTTCAGAGAAGGTGCGTAAGGCAGATAAGGTGGGTGCTCAGATCAAGCGTCAGAAGATTGAAGACGATATTGATTTGAAGCAGGTGGCAGAAGGTGAAACTTGTTTAGCGTGTGAAGGATGATATGGTACGGACTAAGACAGACATCACGCAAGAGCGTACAACATTCAAACCCTTTAAATATCCTTGGGCTTATGATGCTTGGCTGCAGCATGAGCAGAGCCACTGGCTTCATACAGAAGTACCTATGTCTGAGGATGTTAAAGACTACAAGAAGCTAAGCAAACATGAGCAAGAGTTTCTAACAAAGATCTTGCGCTTCTTTGTACAGGGTGACTTAGACATTGGCAGTGGCTACCATGACCACTACATCCCAGTGTTTAAGCAGCCTGAAGTGAGGATGATGATGAGTGGCTTTGCAGGTAGGGAAGCCCTGCATGTAGCAGCCTATGCTCACCTCATTGAAACCTTAGGCTTGCCTGAGTCTACATACAATGAGTTCCTTGAATACAAGGAGATGGTGGAGAAGCATGACTACATTAACAATCTTAATGCAGCACCAATGGCTGAGAAGATTGCTGCCATCTCTGCCTTCGGTGAGGGCATGCAACTATTCTCTAGCTTTGTTATGTTGTTAAACTTTGCAAGGAATGGTAAACTCAAAGGACTAGGTCAGATCATTGCTTGGTCCATAGTGGATGAGACACAGCATGCTGAAGGTATGATTAAGGTTTATCGTGAGTATGTTAAGCACCATCAGGATGAAACGACTTCGGATCGCATCAAAGAAATTGCAGATCAAATGGTGGGTCTGGAGGATCAGTTTGTGGATCTGGCTTTTTCGATGGTCGAGGTCGAGAAGCTTACGAAAGAAGAAGTGAAGCAATACATTCGCTACATTGCAGATCGTAGGCTCATCTCTATGGGGATGAAGGGCATCTATAAGATTAAGAAGAACCCTCTGCCGTGGGTAGATGGTATGCTTGGTGTTAGCCACACCAACTTCTTTGAGCAGCGTGTAACAGACTACAGCAAGGGTGCTACCACTGGTACTTGGGATGATGTATGGGGTAAAGCAGCATGATTGTTGTAGAACTAAGGCAAGGCATTGGACTGGATATTGAATTCAATGACACTATCTGTCACATCATAGATGATGGTGGACCACAGGATAAATTGTTTTCTTATAGTGGTATACT